CGAACATCTTTCGCGGCGTGATTTCCGTCACGATCCAGCCCGAAAGTGGGCAGAGGTCACTTGGGTTGCAAAACGGGCCTATCTGTCAAAGCCTGAATTCATGGAGCGCTTCAAGAAAGAAGACGGCAGCAATATGGCCATGCTCAAGCAAACGATGGCTAAAAAACAAGAGGACGACAAAGGCGACAGTCACGGTCAAGCCAAGGTCGAAGTTTGGGAGATTTGGGATAAAACATCTCGAAAAGTCATCTGGATTTGCCCCGACGGCATGGACATTCTTGACGAACGTGACCCGCATCTTCAGCTTCAGGGCTTCTTTCCATGCCCAAGGCCCGCTTATGGAATGACCAAACAAAAGTCGATGGTGCCTATTCCTGAATTCGTTTATTACAAAGACCAAGTTGAAGAGATTAACGAGCTGACGGCGCGGATTTCTAAGCTTGCCGAAGCCCTCAAAATGAAGGGCTTTTATGCGGCAGGCGAAAGCGAACTGAAAGACGCCATCGAAAAGGCCATTCACACCGAAAGCAACAGCGCCGTTTTGGTGCCTGTTTCCAATATGGCGGCATTCGGCGGGAAGTCTCTGAAAGAAAGTATTGTTTGGTTGCCGGTCCAAGAGATTGCGCAAATCGTTCAAGTCTTGATTGGTGTTCGAAAGCAAATCATTCAGGACATTTACGAAATCACAGGGATTTCAGACATTGTTCGAGGTGCGACCGATCCGAATGAAACCGCGTCAGCACAAAAGTTGAAGGCGCAATGGGGCAGCGTCCGAATTCGTGAACGTCAGGCTGAACTTGCGAGACTGGCCCGAGACACAACGCGCATCATGGCTGAAATCATGGCCGAAAACTATGCGGGCGAAACTCTGCTTTCGATGTCTCAAATTGACATGAAGACAGATGAGCAAGTGAACGCTGAAATCGTGCAGTTGAAACAGGGCGCACAGGCTCACATTCAAAAGCTTCAGGCCATACCGCCCCAACCACAGCAACCGCCGCAACAAGGTCAACCGCCCGCCCCGCCGCCGCCAAACCCTGAAATGATTATGAAGCAGGTCGAGGCCAAAGCGGCAGAAATGCAGAAAGTCATTACAATCGACAAAGTGACGGGCTTTTTACGTGACCAGCGAACGCGCGCATTCTCTATCGAAATCGAAGTTGATAGCACAATTCAGCCTGACGAAGACGCTGAAAAGCAACGCCGCACCGAATTCCTGACATCAATCGGCGGGTTCATGGCACAAATGTTGCCAATGGTTCAACAGGTCAAAGAAACGGCACCGTTCGCGGCTGAAGCTTTACGTTTCGCGGCGGGTGGTTTCCGTGCCGGCCGTCAGCTTGAAGGCGTCATTGATGACATGGCGAACAAGCTTGAAAAAATGGCGAGTAATCAGCAACCCAAAGCACCTGACCCGAAAATGATTGAAGCGGCTGTTGCCAAAAACGTCGAGGCCATCAAAGCGAAAGGCGCAATGCAAAAGTCACAGCTTGAAATCATGAAGGTTCAGAAAGAGATGAACACGCCGCCGCCCGCACCGGCACAGCATGACCCAAGGCCGCAACAGAACGCCAACGCCCTGAAGCAGCAAGAAATTGCTATGCGCGAACGTGTTGAAATGCGGAAAATCGCCGCGAACGTGGAAGTCGAAAAAATTAAGCTTGAAGCCCAATTTGCGATGAAGGCACAAGATAGCGCCATGTTAGGCGTCAATCAGCCTGAACTTGCCGTTGACCCAATGGCGGCAGTTGCGCCTTTATTGGACCGCTTGACCGCCATGATCGAAAACCTTACCGCGGCACAAACAGCGCCCAAGCAAGTTATTCGCGATGCAGGCGGCAATGTTATCGGGATTGAAACAGCGCGTAGGGGTTAAAGGTGGGCTTTTCTCTATCAGGCAACACAATCACGCAAACAGGCACCGACAATGATTTGTCGGGCCTTTCTTCTATTTCCACTGTTATAGAGGAACGCAATCATGCAGTTTACAACGTCGGCAATCGGCAACTTCGCATTGAAGGAACACTTAGTATCGACCCTGAAACCGAAGAGTTGATTTTTGGTGATGGCGCACCTCATCAAAAAGTTCTGATAGTGAACGGCGGCGTTCTTAATATCGGTGAAGAGATTGACATTGGAGCGGCGCAAAACAGATTTTCCAGCGGGACGGCTATCCGCTTCACCGATGCCAGCACAGACACATTCAGAGAAAACGAGGCTGATTTTCGCGTTAATAGCGGCGGGACGTTCAATTGGTTCGGTGGCGCTATTTACATGAACAACCCCATGGCCTTCATGGAAGGTTCGTTTCCCACTATTCATTCACAGCAATGCCAAGCCATCATGCAAACGTCAGGCGTTCAAATTCGCCAAAGATCAGAAAATACAGACATTCGCGGCCTAGTCACACGCGGGACATTTATTACAATGATTGCGAACGCGGTAAGGATTGCAGGCTGGCGACCATTTGATAGCGGCAACCAAGCCCTTTCGTTTAGTAACACGTCACCCGACAACCAGTTTTATATCATTGAAGACTTTGACGCCGCAGGGCTTTCAGGCCAGCACATTGCATTTTGGTCCCAAGTTTGGGGGAGGCTGATTAGTAATAGCGAAGGCACTTCGGTTGTCGCGGGAGGAAATTCAAACTCTAGCGCTACCAATAGAGGCTTTTACGAAATTCGCCAACCGACAGATATAAACCTAAGAGCTTTTTCTGGGGGCAGTATTGAAGGGGTTAAGCTGCATATCGTTGATGATGACCATGGCAATCGTTTAGAGGCTGGTGTCTTCTTACAAAGCCCAAGCTATCTTGACGACATAGTTTACACACATCAATTCGATGCAAGCGGATTTCATCGGATTGATGCAGACGGGGGTGTTCTGACTGGAGTTGTTTATAAGCGCGCAGGCAATGACCGTAATTCAAATATCGTTTGGGACCGCCGTTCTAGGTTTAATGATACAACCGACACTTTCAGAATGGCCTTTTTTGGGTACGGTTACGGCATAGGGATTTTGGACGTTTCTTTGCGCGGCCTTGGGGGCACAACGGCAAATCAAGTTTTGTTTGACGACCCTTTAATTACAGAACCAGACATCACAGCTGTTTTGGCCTATTCGCAAATCGACAATGCTAACCAGCTATATGATGCCTACGCGGCTTTCCTATTTGAAAATTACGAAGGCGAGGTGGCTTTTGCTTTAAATAGAATGGATGGTCTTATAGACGCGGGTTCGCTTGATATTGTTCTCGATCAAGGCGCTGCTCAGACCATTAACTTAGTCGGCAATGCCCTGACAGTGAGAACTGGTCCTACTTTTGAGGGGTCTTTGACGACGACGGGAACGGTCACAACGAATGGCGGCACTATTGTCGCAGGATCCATCACAGACGCGAACGGTTTCAGGGCTTTGGTTCCGATTGACCTTGACGGGATTGTGCCGGGAAGCCGCGTGTTCGTGCGAGATGTGACAGACCCCGCAAACAGAATTATCTTGTTTAATGAGATTTCAAATTCTAGTGAGTTTTCGAGACTTGTAGATTTCGAGACAGACGCAGCACTTGAAATTAGGGTTCGCAATGCGTCAGGTGTTGAAAAATACAGGCCACTTGAGGCAACGGGAACGCTGACAATCAACGGCTTTTCTTTAACAGTTAATCAACAGAGAGATGAATAATGGCATTTTGGGATGATTTCAGCTTAGATGATATGGGCGGCGGGGTTTTCGATCTTCGTCACACAGGCGGCACAGACCGCTACACGGTGCTTGAGGTTCATAGAGCTATTCAAGACCTTGCCGACGATGAAACAAGCACAAGCGACGATGACAACGACATCACGCGCCCTGTTCTTTCATCCCGTCAGACTGACGCGGCGATCACCTTCCTGAACGGCTTAAACATTGACGACGCCAGCGCATTTTTCATCACAGGTGGTTCGATTACGCAGGATGGTGGCGACACGCTTTATTCAGGTATTGACCTTCAGTTTCTTGTTCAGCCATTCACCGCTGACGTTTACATGTTGCAAGACGGCGCGCGGGTTGACCTACCCGTTCCTGACGGAAATGAAGTCACGGACAACCTTTCATTCTTGGTCAAAGTTCGCAGCGCTGGAACGCTAATCGACAACGGCGCGCTTCGTTTCTATACCCGCGTTTTGGGCAACACAGGTTCAGATTTGGCGGTCAATGTTGCCGCTGGTGGACTAACGACAGTCTTCTTGGGACCGGGTAACGACGCGAATGTGAACGCAGCAGACGGCGCAACTTATCAAGCGATTTTGGATGATTTGACTGTCACATTCGGCTCATTCAGCTTTGACGTGAACAACGGCAATGGAGCTCAAAACTATGACGCTCAAGTGACGGTTTCCAATAACCGCACACCGCTTGAAGTCTTTCAGGCGCTTCAATACGCCACGCGCGACGGTTCAGATTTCGACCTGAACGGCGAGGAAGGTCAATTCTACCGCATTGCGGCGGCGGGATATACGCCATTACCAGCAACGCCTTTGGCCTCATTTGCGGGCGGTAATATCACAGGCGCACAAGGCGTTTATTTCACAGGATTTGACGCACAATTTGCGCAAAACTTTATCGGCACAGCGGGAACAGGCGCGGTTCAGACACCGCCAAACACAGTTCCAATTTCAGTGACTTCAACCGTCTTGGCTGATCGCGTGGCGGTTTTCCGTGCCGATGGCGGTGCGATTGACACCGACGAATTTGCACTTGCGGCGGGTAACGCAAGCGGCGACGGAACGCTTGAAGTCAAAACGACGATTGGACAAGATCACCCTGTTCCGGGCTTTGTTCGTGTCTTCAATGGCACGTCGTTTGACCGTTATGCTTATTCCTCATTCTCTGGTGCGGTCTTCACGCTTGACGGTGTGACACTTTCGCAAGACTATGACGAAGACGCCGACACATTCGTTCCGTTCATTGATGAAGAGAGCGCAGGCGGGACCGTCAGTTCAAGCATCATTCAGACCGTTCCAATCCCTGTTATTGTGCGCGTTCGCAATGGCGCTGAACCAATTGTTCCGTTCGAAACGACTGGTTCAATTACAGCCAACGGTTTTTCAATCGGCGCAATTCGTCAGTCTGACGCATAGTGAATGCCTTACAGCGTCAATCACGCAACACGCATTGTCACAGTTCCTCGTGATGCAATGCCGCTCACTCAATCAAGCCCCGAAGTTCGCGGGCTTGATTTGGCTGACTTTCACGCGAATATTCGGCTGCTTGAAGACAGCGAAGAGGGCATAGTTTTTCAAACAGAAAGCAGGTTCACAGGAAATAGCGGGATAGTAGCGCGAACACCCGGGCGAACATTTGGCGGCGTTCCATTGCCGCAAATCGTGGAATTGATTAATTCCTATTTTGTTGTTTTCGAAGACGGGCCTTATGCGGTCACTGTATCAGGCGGCAATTCAAACCTGTTCACGCGCACAATCAAAAACCAAGTCAGTGTTGCTGTTGCCAATTCAGCAGGGCTAGTGAATGGCGATATTACTGAACAAATCGTTGAAGGTGATGAAACCGTTCGCGATACCTTGCGCCTCATTCGCGCGGCTCTTGTTGGTAAGGCTTCAGGCGCAGCGACAAATGAAATGCGCTTCAGAGACAAAGCAGACACCAAAGACCGCATCGTTGCCGCTGTCGACGAATTCGGGAACCGTTCAGGCATTCAAACCGACGCAGACGACTAATGTTCGCCCCGCGTTATTTCGGCGTCCGTCATTTTGCCCCTCGTCATTTTGCCCCCAATCGCGAAGTTCCAGTTGAAGACTTGGTTGAAGTTGGCGGCGTTTGGCAGTCACCAAGATCAGCGACAGGCCCGCGATATAATGAAGAATTCATTCGGCGCGCTACATTGGCGAAGAAGGCATTTGAAGCCCGCGAACTTGAATGGAATGAGCAGCTAGGCCGTACTCTTGAAGCTACATTCAACAAGGTCATGCGTCAGAATGATGCGCCTGCCCCGTCAGAAACTAAGCCCACAAAGACCATTCGAAAGCGTGTCACAAGGCGGGTTTATGATGCCGAAGTCGTATCTGAATTGGGCTTGAAGCTTAACGATATTGGTAGACTGGTTGATGAATTCGCCGCGGTCATGCATTCCAATTGGCTTGACATTTTACGCCGCGATGACGAAGACGCCATCATATTGCTGTTATTAGGGGGTTAATTTGTCCTACAAAGAAAACTTCAAACACATTGATTTTTCAGACCTTGAAGGCGTCACAAGCTTCAATCATGGCGCTGAAGGGGATGGCCAGCGGTCAGATTTACCAATGCCGACAGTGATTAGCGACAACATTGAAGTCAAATCAATGGTTGACGGCCAAACCTACACATCAAAGCGAGACTTGCGCCGATCTTACCGTGAAAACGGTGTTGTTGAAGTCGGCAGCGAAAAAGCCAAACCTCAAACCCGCAAAAAGCCGAAAGGTGTTCGAGAGAGCATTAAAAAGGCAATTGCACAAACCAACCTTTGAAAGGAAATACAATGGCAGACAGCGAACTTGATGCCTCAAACGCACAAGACAGCGGTGAAAATGCTTCACTTGGAGACATTCTTGAAGGGGCTTACGATAGCGTAGAGGCCGCAAACCCAAGTGATGACGACGCCATGGATGGGGCGGGCGATACCATAGAAGAAAGCGTCAATGCTGGATCTGAAGGCACACCGAATGAGCCTGTTCAGCCTGACCCAAATGCAGCGGCGACCGAGCCTGTTGTTCAAGACGCCCCCGCAAATCCCGATGTCAATGATGTTGCCCCTGACCGTTTTGCAGATGCCGCAAAAGGTGAATGGGCCAATGTGCCGCCATCCGTGAAGGCTGAAATCAACCGCGCTGTTGGCGAGTTGGAAACGGGTATTGAAGGCTATCGCCAAAAACTTGCCCCATATGAAGGTCTTGAACAATTTGCACAGATGGCCGCTGACGGAAAAACAACGCTAGCCCAAGCCATGCAGCACTATCACGGCATGGAAAACATGTTACGCCAAGACCCAATTGCAGGCCTGACCCGAATTGCTGCAAATCTTGGATTGAACTTCAATCAGATTGCCGCGCAACACCTTCGAGTGAACCCAAATCAGCAAGCCGTTCAATATGAAAACGTCATAAATGGCTTGCGAAACGAAGTTGGAACGCTAAAGAACCAATTGCAGGGCATTGATAAACGCTTCTCGGAGCAGGATCAAAACGCCCTGAACAGCCAAATTGACACGTTCAAGGATGGCAAAGAACATTTTGAAACAGTGCGCGCAGACATGGGCACACTTATTCAAATGGGAAAGGCCGATGATCTTCAGTCAGCATATGACTTGGCGGTCAGAATGAACGGTCTATCAAATACCCCGTCAAATGGGGCAAATACGATGAAAGATAATGCCAAGGCGGTTCAAACCCAAAAGGGCAGTCTTTCGATAAGCGGCGCGCCCGACAAAGCCTCAAAAGCAGCGTCAGGGAAAGGCAAGCTTAAATCAACAAGAGCGGCACTAGCTGACGCCTTCGCGGCGACAACATAGACCAAAACGTCAACCCATTTTTTGAAAGGTCATATCATGGCTTTACACTCAAATGAACGATTGCACGAAGTGTTATCGTTGGCGCTTGAAGATCGATCGAAAGGCTATGCCGATTTAGTATCGAACAACAACGCCATTTTACATTTGATTAAGAAGAAAGGTAACTGGAAAAAGTTCAGTGGACCGACTATTCGCGAGCGTCTGCTTTATAACGAAAGCGGCACTTATACGCGCTATAGCGGCTATCAGCTTCTTAATCCACGCCCTGCCGAATTAATCAATGACGCAGAATTCACGCCAAAACTCGGCGCTGTGACGGTCACACTGTCAGGCGAAGACATTTTGCGGAATTCAGGTAAGAACCAACTGCTAGACATTATGGAAACCCATATTGAAGCAGCAGAACAGGAACTTCAGGACAGATTTGTTGAAGACATTCACGGTGATGGCACCGCAGATGGCGGCAAGCAAATCACAGGCCTTCAGGCTGCAATTCCTGTTGTGAACAACGCTGGTGTTTATGGCGGGATTGATCGCGCTGTTCACGCTATTTGGCGTCCGGGTTCTTATCGTGTCGCACAAGACCCGTTTGGGCTTGGAACGACACTTGACGAAACCAATATTCGTGAATTCTTCTCGAATATCATCATTAACCATTCACGCGGCACTCGTTCACCCGATTGCATCAACGCTGGCAAGGACCACTATATCGCTTATGAAAAGTCGGTTCAGGAAATCCAGCGCATCACCGATGACAAAGGTGGACTTGGTTCGCGCGGTTTCCAAAGCCTGAAATATTACGGCGGCGGCAAATCAATTGACGTGGTTCTTGATGCCGGTATCGGCGGTTCTCAAGCAGACGATCAGTCTTATTTCTTAGACATGATGGCTCTGAAGTTCCGCTATCACCCTGACCGTAACTTCGTGAAGTTCGGTGGCAAGCAAATGCCTGTAAACCAAGACGCTATTGTTCAGCACATTGGTTTTTACGGTAACTTGACACTGAATAACCCGTTGTTCACGGCGAGCTTGAAAGGTTAAATCATGGTAAAATCAACAACCCCAATTGCGGGATTTGATTTCGAAGCTGTTCATCCAGCAGCTAGCACCTTTCCAGCGCCGCACACAGTCGGCACGACAATCAACGGTGATGACGGTCATCACTACACCTACGCTGAAGCAGGCGGTGCGATTGCGGTAGATACCGCTTGCGCCTATGACGAAGCGACGGGTCAGATGACCGCTGGAGCAGGTGATTTCACGTCAAACCCGACAAATGCGATGGTCGCTGGTGACTTTGGTTGGTTCCAAAGGACTGACGTTTAAGTCATAACAAAATAAGCGGGGGCCTTCATGGTCCCCGTTCTTTTATCAACTGAAAGGAAATGTCAGCATGGCAACCGAACAAGCAAACGGGTGGTTTTTTACACAAGCTACCGAAAATCCCGCCAAAACCCGCAAAGAGGGTCGCCCCGTATTTGATGACGTGGTGATGTGCGAAATTACTATTCCGGGCGATAGACTGAACAAAGTCGTTCAAATCGCCAAAGATGAACACAAAGAACGTTTTCCAGCCGCATGGAAGCAATATGCCGCTATGAAAGAACAGGTTGGTGAAGGTACACCACTTGAAAGCTGGACGCTAATGACCGCAGGCCGTGTCATGGAGCTGAAGTCTTTGCACATTCACACAGTCGAACAATTGGCTGACCTGAATGAAAGCTTTATCACGAAACTCGGCATTGATGGCCGTCGTTTGGTTGAAGACGCCCAAGCTTATATTAAAACGGCTGAAGAGGGTCCCGCGAAAGTTGCTGCTGAAAATGCAGACTTGCAACGCCGCGTCGAAGTTCTCGAAGGCATGTTGAAAGACAGCGGCGGCGATACCGATTTGGCAGAGGAAAACGCCAAGCTCAAAATTCGGATTGCTGAACTCGAAGCAGCAGCCAAAGACGATGACGGCGCAAAGTCTGACGACAAGCCTGCTAAAAAGACTTCAAATAAAGCTGACGAAGAAAAGGCGCGGCTGAAGGCTATCATCAAAGAAAGAACAGGGAATGAAGTGACTGGAAATCCGTCACTCAAAACCCTGAAAACCATGATTGAAGACCTGAATAAGGACTAAAACGCAATGGCAACCATCCTGCAAATTCTACAAACTGTTTGCCCGAAAATCGGATTGGACGTGCCAACGGCTGTGTTCGGCTCGACTGACCGTGAACATGTAGAACTTGCAGCGATGGCCAATGACATGGCTGAACGGATTGCGCAGGGTCATGACTGGCAAGCGCTGACCGTTGAACACAGCTTCACAGGCGACAACGTTGCGCCTGAATTCGCCTTTCCTGATGATTATGATCGGTTAATTTTAAACGGCGACATATGGAACAGCCGCACAAATAACCCTGTTGACCCGCTCGATCACAACACATGGCTTGGACGCGAAACACGCGGCTTTGATGTCTATTCGGCTTATAACATTCTCGGCAACAAAATGCGGGTTCGTCCCATTCTTGAAGACGGCGAAACCGTCACCTTCATGTATGTCAAAAACACATTCGCAAAATCCGTCACCTCTGAAGAGCAAGACTGCTTTAAGGCTGACGACGATACATTTCTTCTGCCAGACCGCATCTTGCGCCTTGGTTTAATTTGGCAGTGGCGCGAAAGCAAAGGCCTGACCTATGCTGAAGACATGGCAACTTATGAAATGGTTTTGGCTAAAGAAGTTCGGTCAGAACGCGGATCAAAAGTCTTGGTTGTTGGCGGCAACAAATTGCGCGGCTATAAAACCGCATATCCTCATGCAATCGTGAGTTAATCATGCGCCGCGCGCTTAACACACGGCGAACCACTTCAGGCGATATGACTTTTGACGCGCCTGTTCGCGGTTGGGTGCAGTCCATTAACCAGAATAAGATTGCCCCTGAAACTGCCACAATTCTTGACAACTGGTTTCCTGAAGTTGACGGCATTCGCGCGCGCGCCGGTACTGAACGATTTGCCAAAATCCCAAACCGTGTTTTGAGCCTGTTTTCATATGAAAGCGGGTCAAATCGGCAATTCTTTGCGACTGACGAAAATGCAATCTACAACATCACAGCCCCTTCAGATGTCGACACAGATATTGCCGCAACAGTGTCAGGGCAATCAAGCGGGCGCTACTCGACAGCTATCATGTCAACCAGCGGCGGCGTGTTCCTAATGGCCTGCAACGGCACAGACGCCCCGCAGCTTTATGACGGCACCACATGGTCAGCAGCGTCCATCACAGGCGTTGACCAAGCCAGATTGTCGAACGTTTGGGCATTCAGAAACCGTCTCTTCTTCGTCGAGCGGGACAGCTTAAACGCATGGTATTTAGGAACAGAAGCCATCGCGGGTGCCGCGGATAGGATTTCACTTGCGGGTGTTTTCCCAAGCGGAGGTTCAATTTTGTTCGGCGCAACATGGTCACTTGATGCGGGTGACGGCGTTGATGATCTTTGTGTGTTCGTTTCGACAAATGGTGAAGTCGCTGTTTTTCAGGGCAACAACCCTTCAGATGTGAACGCATGGTCACTGTCAGGCGTTTACTTCATCGGCCCGCCATTGGGACCGCAAGCCTTCTATCGCTTGGGCGGTGATTTGCTAATCGGCACAGAAGACGGATTGATTTCGCTTCAGTCTGCCATTCAGCAAGACAGAACTGTGATGTCTCTGAATGCCCTAAGCTTCAACATTGAAACCGCATGGCGAAAAGAGGTGCAGCGCCGTCACACGTTTTGGAAAATCACGCAATGGCCTGAAAAAAATATGTTGATGGTCAACTTCATTCAGGATGGCGGCTCAGTGAACTATCAGTTTGTGGTCAACACCCGAACAAATGCTTGGGCGCGATATATCGGGTGGGACGTTCAAACAACTCACCTGTTCAACAGCGGGCTATTTTTCGGGACTGCTGAAGGCCGCATCATGGCTGCTGAAAAGACCGGCTCTGACGATGGTGTTCCTTACCTTGCGACTATGGTTGGCGATTATAACCATTTTGGATCAGCTTCACGCATCAAAGTTGGCCGTATGGCGCAGGGTGTTTTCTTGTCAGGCCTCGAAATCAGGCCGCAAGTTGGAATTGCTACTGACTTCAAAAATCAGACCATTCAGCCCCCGCAAATCGCAGGATCGCCCGTAAATTCGCAATGGGATGAAGGCGAATGGGACGCGGCTATTTGGGACGGCTCTGAAGCTGACCGCATTTTCACAAAATGGGTGTCAGCATATAGAACGGGCCAGTATATCGCGCCTGTGTGTCAAATGGCCTTTTCTGACAGCGCTGAACCGAACGCCCGATTGCTAGCTATTAACTTCCTCTATGAAATTGGCGAACGGTCACAACTGTGAGGCCGCTCTATGGTCATGAAAAGGCCGTTGCGAAACTGGTTGCAAGCCTGATTGATGGCCTTGAACGCGGCTTTGAAGACAGTGCGCGGGCAATTGGCGTCATTGACAGTGAAGGCCGTTTGATTGGCGGCATGGTCTATCACAACTATTGCCCTGAACACGGCGTTATTGAGATGTCAGGCGCGTCAATGTCAAAGCGCTGGCTCAACAAACGAACCATGAAAGCGATGTTCAGCTATCCTTTTGATGGGGCCAAATGTCAGGCCGCAATCATGAATACAAGCGAACATGACAAGGCACTTCACCGACAGCTTTTAGCGATAGGGTTTGCAGAATATGTCATTCCAAGGTTAAGAGGCAAAAAAGACGCCGCGCATTTATTCGTTCTGACAGACGATGAATGGGAAAAAAGCAAATTTAACGGAGATTGAAAAGATGGGAAAACCTAAGGCACCTGAAGCACCTGACCCGCAAGAAACAGCGGCGGCGCAAACTGGAACCAACGTCGCGACGGCTGTTGCAAACTCAACATTGAACCAATTTGACAGCTTTGGCCCAGATGGTTCGACAACCTACAGTCAGACCGGAACGACGAATTTCACAGACCCGACGACAGGCCAAACCTATGAAATCCCGCGTTATGCTGTCACACAAGAATTGTCTGAAGGTCAGCAGCAGATTTATGACAACAATCAGGCGGCACAAACGAGCCTTTCTGGTATTGCGCAAGATCAATCAGCCTTTCTACGTGATTATTTGTCGGAACCTGTTTCGTTCGATAATTTGCCCGAATATGGTCAATTGAATGACAATTCAGGACAAATTCAAAACGGTTATCAGCAGCAACAGCTTCAAAACGTTCGCAGTCGCGGGCCTCAATTCCAGCAATTTGCAGGTGATGCGAACCTTCAGGAAGTTGGTCAAAATCAGGCGCGACTTCAAAACGGATATAACGCGACACAGGCGCAAGGCTTTCAAGGAAACTTGCCACAGCTTCAACGTCAGGGCGGCACGGCAAACCTGAACACTGACTTAGGTACGACAAACCTTCAGAACTTCACAGGCCAAACACCGCAATATCAGACAAGCTATGTTGATGATTTCAGCGCTGATCGGGCCAGCGTCGAGGCGTCATTGAACGCCAATCTTGACCGTCAGCATTCACGCGACGAAGAAAGCCTAAACGCTCGTTTGGCTGACCAAGGCATTCAACTTGGTTCAGAAGCCTACACCCGCGCGCATGAAGACTTTCAGAACGCCAAAGACCGTTCACGCATTGACGCCAATCTAAGCGCTGGTCAGGAACAATCACGTCTTGCGGCCTTATCACAGGCACAGGCTTCATTCGGCAATCAGGCGCAAGGTCAAAGCTTCAATGACGCTCTGACAGCGCAAAACTTTAACAACAATGTTGCAGGTCAGCAGTTTGGTCAGAATGCACAGGCGGCGCAGTTTGAAAACGCCGCGCGTCAGCAAGACTATGATAACAGCCAAGGCATTGTTCGTGAAAACAACCAGTATTCACAGCAAGATTTCGGCAATCAACTTCAGTCATTAGACACCCAAAATCAGGCTCGTCTTGCGAATAATGCGCTTAGTTCAGATCAGGCGCAGTTCTTTAACACTGCAAATCAGCAGGCCTATTCGAACCAGCTTGGAGCGGATAATCAGAACAATGCGCTTCGTCAGAACACGTTCGACAATTTCAACAGCGCGGCAGCTCAAAACAATCAAAACGCACAACAAAGCTATGGAAATTATGTCAACCAAATCGGCCTGAACAATCAGACCGCGCAGACGAACAACCAGAACAACGCAGCGCAAGCCGGGTTTAACAATCAGGCGACACAGCAGCAGTTCAACCAAGGGCTTCAGGCGGCAAACTATCAGAATGAACTTCGTGAACGGGAACTTCAGCAAACATTGACTGAACGAAACCAACCGTTGAACGAAATCGGTGCGCTGTTGTCAGGCTCACAGGTTAGCCGTCCTGAACAGTTCCAAGGTCCGCAGAGTAATATCGCAACCACCGATTATGCAGGCCTTGTTCAGCAAAACTTTCAGAACCAAAACCAGCTTTACAATCAGCAGCTTCAGCAATGGAACGGCGCGCTTGGTCAAGTGTTTGGCGCTGGTTCTGCTATTGCGCTATCAGATAGACGCTTGAAAAAGGACATTAAGCCAATCGGCAAATTGAAAAATGGCTTGACGATTTATCTGTTCAAATACATTGGTCAAACAATAGAGCGCGTCGGATTAATGGCGCAAGAGGTTGCGAAGTTCAGACCTGAAGCAATCGTTCCAATGAAAAACGGTTTCATGGCCGTTGATTATTCGAAGGCGGTTAAGTGATGTATCAAGGTTATGGTTCAACATCTAAGAAAGCAGATCGTCAGCGGGCGCTTGCTGAAAGCTTAATGCCTAAAAACATTGGAGCACCTGTTTACGGGATAGCGGGCGGCGTGTCTCAATTGGCCCAAGCTCTTTTTGCTAAAAATGCGATGAAAAAAGCTGATAAGATGGACGATGAACATCGCGCGCAGATGGCGTCAGCTCTATCAGGTGCAACAGCGGGCCTTTCACAAGATCAGCAGGCGTTTGCGCAAGCCTTCCCTGAACTGTTTTCACAGCAGCAGGCGAAAAACTTGTTCCCTGACGCAATGGCTGAAAAGCGGTTCAATGCTGACCGCGCTGACAAGCAATTCAGTCAAGGGCTTCAAACGCGCAATGCTGACCATCTTGACAAGGCTTTTGACTACCAAATGAGGCGCGATATTGCAGGTGATGAAATCGCCGCCCAAGACCGTCAATATAGCCGTCAGCGCGACGCATCGGCTGACCAATTTAGAGATGAACAATTTGCGTACAATCAAGAGCAAGACAAAATCACAAATGGTCTAAACGCTCAAAAAGCACAGTCAGCAGCGAAAACCAGCCTTGGGAAAACGCCAATTTACTTGCGCGACGGTGATGGCAATGTTTCAATCGGTCAACTTGGTAATGGTCAAGTTGTGCCAGCTCAAATCGCTGACGGCATGACGATTGTTGACCCATTGCAGAAAGCTCAAATGCAGCAGCAAGGCCGCTCACAGGGCAAAATCCAAGGCGAGAGCTTTCAGAACTTCCCCGCAATCGAAACCAACGCAAACCGCGCTCTGAAGACGGTTGACCAGCTCTTGAACCACAAAGGCATTGACGCAGGAACAGGCTTCAGCGCCAAAATTCCAGCGTTTCCGGGAACTGATAAATATTCGTTCAATGTTGCCAATAAACAGGCGCAAGGTCAGGTCTTCTTACAGGGCTTTGAAGCGCTTAAGGGCGGCGGCGTCATCACTGAAGTTGAAGGCCTTAAAGCTGAACAGGCTCTTGCACGAATGGACCAAGCGCAAAGCCGTGAAGATTATGAAGCAGGCCTTCTTGACTATAAAGCTGTTATTGAAAACGGCATGGCAGCAGCGCGCCGAAAAGCAGGCATTTCACAGCCGACACAACAACAGCCGCAACAGTCGCAACAAGACTTTTCAACCATGAGCCTTGAAGATTTGCAGCGCATTGCAGGAGGTGGATAGATGACACCAGCACAAGCCCGTCAAGAGTTGGCCCGACGTGAAATCGCCCGCCGACAAGCCCAAAGCCAAACACCGAATAACCCGCAGCTACCAACTGCGGGTTCAGTCGTTCAGGGAAACGAAGCGCCTGTTCGACCTGAACAGCTTCAGCGCTTGGGACTTCCTGAAGGCACCACACGCGATCAGGTGCGCAGTTTCTTGCAAGAAAGAATGGACGGCGCACAGGCCCAATCAGCAAAAGCACAGAAGAAAATTGATGTGCTCAACAAAGCTCTATTGCCGCTGAATGCAACAATGCGATTTGCTGACGGAGCAACGCTTGGAATTCCAACCCGCATTCAGGCGGGCATTATGGAAGGCAAAGACTTAATTACAGGCGAAGACCGCGACAGATACGCCGAATTAAAAGGCGTAAAAGATGACCTGAAAAAGCAGTTTCCTAAATCGTCAACAACGGCTGAAATTGGCGGCGCTATCTTTGGTCTTGGTAAGATTGCGAAAGCAGGGGGAACCGCGACGACATTGGTTCCGCAAGGCTTAAAGGGCGTAAAAGGTCTTGGAGCAACAACGGCGGCGGTTGCTGCTGACGGCGCTGCAATCGCTGGCGCTGAAGCTTTAATTAACGGCAGAGATGTCAAAAAGGCGGTTGGTCAGGGCGCAGGTCTTGGCGCTGCTTTGAACGTTGCCACACGCGGATTAGTAAAGGCCGGTAACCCCGTTGTTCAGAATATCAAAGCTCGTTTTAATCCTGAACTCATGGCGAGAAACCAACTGATTGCAGCGCTTCAAAAAAGCGGCCAGACGGTTGATGACATCAAGGCAAAATTCGCAAGCGCAAAGAAAGACGGCGCAGATGAATTTATGATTGCCGACGCTTTAAAAGAGCAAGGCCACTCACTTGCAAGCGGTGTGGCACGTCAGCCGGGCGAAGGCGGTCAAAAATTAGTTGACGCCTTAAATGCACGTCAAGCAGGTCAATCAGCGCGCGTTGTCAATACCCTTGATGATGGGTTTCAGACAGGCGGCAAAACAGCAGCCCAAGCGACTGAAGACCTGACGCAAACAATCAGATCAACAGACCGCGCAAACTTTGCAAGGGTCCCAGATGAAGCCGTTGCGCCAACATCTGCAATGAAGTTCATTCAAGAAAACACGCAAGCCATTCAACAGGGCGTGAAGCCGACAAAGGCTGAAAAATCATTGTCTAGATATGGTCAAATGATTTCATCGGCCAGCGGTGCGAACAACACACAGCGCATGATAGCCATTCGACAAGACCTCGCTGACGCTGCTGACAAGGCATTCAAGAGCGGTCAAGGCGGTCTTGGCACTAAACTGAAAGAATTGAAAAAGGCTGTTGATGACGACATTTTAGCTGTGTCGCCTGCATACCGTGAAGCCAACGCTGCAAGCTCACAATTGCGCGGTGTTCGCGATCAGGTCAAAGCAGGCCAAACAGCAGCAACACGCGGGCGTCAAGAGGACCTTGTTCAAGCTCTGAAAGGCGCTTCACCAGAACAGCGGAAGGCCTTCTCTACTGGATTTGCTGACACCAACATTGCGCGGGCGCAAAAAGGCACCGAAGGCGTTAATGCGGCCCGTCCGTTCACAAGTCAGCGGTTTAACGCCATTACGCGCGAACTGACTGAAGACGGCGGCGAGACAATAGGGCGAAAGCTTCAGCGTGAAAATGATATGTTTGCGACCCGTAACCGCGCAGTTGGTGGATCTCGAACGGCTGACAATCTCGCAGATCAGGTGAACTTAAACGCACCCGTTGGGTTTGGTGTTCAGGTTGCGCGTGGTGACCTTACAGGGGCGGCTGGTTCTCTTATCAAAGGTGGATTAAACCGCATCTCTGGTCAGAACCAGAAAAGCCGTGACGCCTTAGCGAATATGCTTATTCAGAATTCAGATGATGTGATTGTTAGAGAGGCCGCGCGGCGCGTTGCGGCAGGACAGAAACTAACTGAAGCACAAAGACAAGCCATTGTTCCTATGCTTGCGGCCGGAACAGCTATTTCAGGAAATCAGTAAAAAAATAGAGCGGGACAACAAACATCGCAGCCGTCAAATAGTAATAACGGTCATCATATAATGTGATAAAAAATTGTCTCATAAATTGAACTTAAACGCCGCGATGATTTTGACAAGAGGATTTTAAGAAATGCCACGTAATACGCAAAACATTTACCAGCTACCGCCTCAATCTTATGGCGTCACAGGTCAAATCATTTCATCCGTTCAGTATAATACTTTCTTGGATGACATAGCCGCTGAATTAAACAGACCGCGACCGATCAGTGTTGGTGGTACAAATGCGACGACAATTTCGGGCGCGCAAGAGGCGCTTCAAGTTCCGTCACTTGACAGTTTTAACGCACTTCAAGCGACTGTGACGGGCATTGGTGATGACAAGCTTGACATTGCAGGCGGCACTTTGACGGGTGCTGTTTCTGGCCCGCGCGCGCAATTTACCTCGGCAACGAACACAACGCTGAATTCAACACAGCATGGTTTGACAGTTGGCGCTAATGACACGAACAATATTGCAGTTAGCGGCTTCAGAATTCAGGCGCGAAACAATGGAAGCGCATCCACTTTAGCTCTAAACCCAAATGGCGGCACAGTTACCGTCAATAATGGGGAAGTTTGGCACACTGGAAATCTTAACCCTGCAAGCTTTTTGATGACAAACGGCGTTGCTTCAAGCGCATCTGCTTTGGAAACACAGCGAAACTTCAGCTTGGCAGGACCAGTCACAGCGGCGACGGTTGGATTTGATGGGACGGGAAATGTTATCTTAAATACAGCTATCGCTGACGACGCTTTGACAATTCCAATGACGGCGGGACTTCAAACCGCACTTGATGCAAAAGCACCTTTGGCTTCACCTAATTTAACAGGAACACCAACGGCACCAACTGCGCAGGCCGGAACGACTTCAACACAGATCGCAACAACAGCATTTGTCGCGGCGGCTGTTTCTAATAGCGGCGGCGGTGATATGCTTCGGTCAGTTTATGACCCAAATAATGACGGCGTTGTAAACTCTGCAACTGAAGCAACGAGATTGGCTGCTGGCCGCACATTTAGAATTGTTGGCCCTGTTGTTGCCAGCCCTCAAACCTTTGACGGAAGCCAAAACATTACGCTGACAACATCTATCGCAAATAATGCTTTGGCAATTGCCAACACTTCAGGACTTCAAGCGGCGCTTGATGATAAATTACCTTTGTCAGGTGGCACGATGTCAGGCAACCTTATCACGCCAAGAATTAGGCTGACCTCAACGAATGATTTGAGTTTGACCTCAACAAATCACCCGTTCCAATCAGGCGACACTGACGGCAGAAACATCGTTATTGACGGCAATGAAATCATGGCGCGGAACAACGGCGGTACCAGTTCGTTGATTTTAAACGAAGCGGGCGGGGCCGTTTCAATTAATGGCTTCACAGCTTGGCACTTTGGAAACTTTGACCCATCCACAAAACAAGACACGTTAAACGCCGATCAAATTCGCAGTATAACCGTTTCAGAAGACCCGCCATCCGGCGGCAATAACGGTGACATCTGGCTTCAGTACTAATGGGCGCGTTCGTTAGAGTTTCAGACGTTTGGGAGGCGTTCGACCCGCGCGCAAGAGTGTCGAATGCCTGGGAGAATGTTCAGACTGGATTTGTCCGGGTAAACGGTGCTTGGGAGAAATTTTACAGCGCTGTGACGGCGGCAACTGTTAGCATTGCCCCCATTGCTGTTGAAGGTAGGGCTGACAATCAAAATGGGGCCATAGTCACTTCAGACACCGCAACAGCAAACGTCAGTGATGGTGTTGGTCCGTTTACCTATCAATGGTCACATGTTTCAGGTGGATTGATAACAATCGACAGCGCGACAGCAAACCAAACGACATTCAGCAGTTTTTTAAATCATGAACAAACGGTTACGGGTGTCTATCAAGTCACTGTGACTGATACTGGCAACGGTAATGCAATCACGACAGATAACGTCACCGTGACACTTAGCAACGAAGAATTAGTGTAAAAAGGGCAAATCATGGAAAACGAAGTAGTTGGGCAATTGATGATTGGTGGCAGGGTTTTCTATGCCATCATTGTTGCTGGATTGGGCGTTATTGGCTTTCTAGCAAAAAAGCTGTATAGTGACCAAGCTAAACATGCTGAAGCAAACTTGGAGACCGTAAGAATGGTCACTGAAGCCCTGAACCGAAATACAGCCGTCCTTGAAGCCAACACAGCAACAATCACAAAGCTATTGGATAAAATGGGAAGTTAAAATATGGCCTTATTCAGACGCGCCAAAAAGAAATCAGACATTCACAGAAAATGCGAAGACGCAAACAGGCGGTCAAAAGACGCGGCTAAAAAATTGCTGGTTGTCACTGATAGGATAAAATCTATCCCATCAAAAAGTCACACTTGAAAGGTCCTAATATGGAAAATCAAAAAGTCAGCGCTGTTGACCAAACACGCATCAATCAAGTCTTATCTGAAGCAGGCTATCCTGAAGCCTCAAACATGAGGCTTGAACACGCATCGGAAACTGAAGCGCTTCTTCGCTATATTCCGAATTGCTCTGACCGCGATGCCGCACTTGGAGCTTCAGCGCTTCGGAAGGCAGGGCTTCAGATCAATTATGATGGAAACCCTGAAACGACTGAAGAAGGCACAGACCAAGACACAATCCCGCCCTCATATGTCATCATGGTAAAAATACCTATGTGGCTTCCCGCATAGCGTTCTTTAGTTTCCTTTCGAACGCTGACCCTGACCGATGTGAGCTAGCCTTGGTCAGGGTTTTTTTATGGCCAGATTTATGATAGGCGCACACTCATGAACCGTTCTAAGATATATTTGCCAAAGTCGAAGCGATCAATTCGGCGTCTCATTTTTCACCATTTTGGGGCCAGCGCACCCGCTGGAATTGATGTGCCTTTAATCAGACACATGCATATTGATGGGCGAGGATGGGACGACATAGGCTATCACGGCGTTATTTTTGACGATGGCTTTCAGTCTGCAAGGTCCGTTCACAATGCAGGCGCTCACACGTGGGGATTTAATCGCGGTTCAATCGGCATTCTATTCTATGCAGGTTCACCCAAAGGCGGCGTTACTCGGCCAACGCACCGACAGCTTCAGATTGCCAAAGAAGTCATTGCTGAACAGCGCAGATATTACGGCACAGGCCTTGAAGTCTTGGGTCATCGTGATTTACGGCCAACACATTGCCCCGGCTTTGATGTTCCGCATTGGGTGAAAACAGACCAAATCAGGGGCTAAAAATGGTTAAAAGCTATTTAGTTGCCGCGAAATATGGCGCAATCGTTGTCGCCACAATCTTAATTCTGACGGCTGGCAGTTGCGCAAAACGCAAATATGATGGCAGGCTCATTCAGAAGGGCTATGACACCTGCAAGGCTGAACAATCTGAAGCGGCAAACGAAGCCAAAGACACTTCAGACGATGTGACTGAAGCCCGCGAAGAGATAATTCACGAAGACAAAACCGAACAGCGAACACAAGACACAGTGACGCGCGCACTATTCAATGACCTAAAGCGAGACAAAGAAAATGACCGCATCGCATTTGAAAGACTTTTACGCCAAGCGATTGACGCCAAGCCCACGCCTGACGGCCATAATTGCGCTGTTGAGCCTATGCCTGACGGGTTGCAACGGCGGGCTAACCCTGAAGCCGACAATTTTGGAAGTCGAACGTCAGAAGGTGATAATCCCTGAAGAAATTCCAGCAGATTTGCTTTCGGTCCCGTCATGCCCCGAGAAAGACGAGATCAACTGGTCGGACGCAAGAGCCGCTTCTGACCACTATCGCCGCTGTAAGGACCTTAGAGGCCAAAGAATTCACGATTTGGCTGTGACAGTACGCGGGCGATGGGAATGGCTACGTGAGCAAGCCCACGCGGTAGAGAGTGACAATAAAATCATAGAAGAAACAATTGAGGCGAACACAAAATGAATATCATGAAGTTTTTACTCTCATTCCTGCTTTCGTTTTTCATTCTGGTTTTGTCGAATGATGCATTTGGACAGTCAAGCGCATCGTTGCGAAAGAAAGAGCTCGAAGCGGTTAAAATCAGAGAAATCCCGCTTGCTGGTTATGACGAGCCAAGGCCTGAAGACGCCCCACCTCTACTAGAACCAGCTTACACATATTGGGGCTATGTCACGGCCATTCGCGACGTTGACACCGTTCGCGGTTGGGTTGATGTCGGATTTCACACACGAATTGAATTTGACTACCGCTATTATGCCATTGACGGCTTTGAAATCACTCGGAAAGGCGGTCGATCAGCTTCACACGTCAATCGTGGTTACAAATGCCGTGATTTAATGGTTGAGTGGCTTGGCAGTGACGCGAAGTTTCCAAAAACCGCAAAATATCATGAATTCAAACAGCCCATTCAGGTTGTTGTCAAAAGCTATCGCGCCGATAAATTTGCAAAGCGTTGGAATTTTTCAGTTCATAAAGACGGAAAAAACCTGAACCAATTTGCCGCCCGATCAGGTTGCGCGATTGTGACGACATTCACCAAAAGCCCCGTTTATTACCCGCGCGACACACCTATTTCAGACCCTTTGAAATAGCCCTGCCATTCTGGTTCAATCTCCAACGCCGCCATGATGTGTGTCAAGATTTCGGCAACTACGGCTGGAACGATGGCATTTCCAAGGCCTTTAATTCTGTCCACCCGTCCGGGTAGCCCATTAACCACTCGACAAATCGCGGGTTCAATAGTCCATCGAAGCCTTCCATCGACGCTACTTTGTGATCCAAACGATCGTTCACCCTCGACCGACCTGATTTTCTTGTAAGGCTTTTCGGACTTGAGCCTTTCACCGCAGATTTCCTCGGCGTTGGAAACATCTGATCCACTGGCGCAAACATCACCTGACTGGCCAGACTGCCGATTTTGGTCCCGTTTTTGTAGCCGTTCTTTTTTCGTCTTTTCACCATATCGTCGGGGTGTTCGACTGTCATCACGACTGTTGGTGTCAGCCAAAGGTTTGGCGATGCAGACAATCCAGATGCGGTCACGTCTGTGTTTCGCGTCCGTGGCACAAGCTGGAATAACAAGCGGCTGGACGGAATAGCCCGCTTCTTCAAGTCCATCTGTAATGTGGTTAAGGATGCCAAGTTCTTTCTTTCGGTAGACGTAATCTCGAAAGCCTCCGAGACTGGTTTTGATGTCCATGAGAGATCGCAGGATTGGGAATGCCATCGACGTGAGGCCAGACACATTTTCAAGAATTGCAACATCGGGCCTGTGTGATTTGAGAGCGGCAAGAGTTTCAGGCCAGAGATAGCGGCTGTCAGACGCGCCGGCTTTTCGTCCTGCATTGGAAAAAGGCTGGCAGGGAAATCCTGCTGTGAACAGTCTGAAGTCATCAGGAAGCCCCGCTAATCTTGCACCAAGCGGAAAACCGCCGATGCCTGCAAAAAGATGACACTGTCCAAATTGCGACAGGTCTTGTGTGGCAACATTTCGAATGTCATCGCTGGAAATTTCGCCATTTGGTAACCACCCGTCAGCAACCCGCAATTGAAGCAGTTCTGTGCTATATGGTTCAATGTCATTATAAAAAGCCCTCATTTTGTTCCATGTGAAATGCCGCGATCAATGGGCGTCGGCACGGCAGGTGGTACGCGCTGAATGTGAGGTTCAGGCGTTGGTTTATTCAACTGCTTTGGTGGGCGTTGACTGACATTTAAGAAAACAAATCCCCAAGCCAACACGCAAATTACGTAAATTATGGCCGTGATGGATGATGTGATTGTTTCTGGTTTTGAAAAATTGTCGTTCATTTATCCGATACCTTCTTTTTTCGCGGCCAGATCGGCGCGCATGTCTTCAATGATGTGTTCTCTGTAACCGTCATATTCTTTCGGACAGCAACGGGAACAAGGCCGAGTTGCGCCATATCGTGAATATGTCGCGGGCTGATTTCCTGAACCACTACAAGCCGTACAATTAGGGTTCGTCATGTCGTTTTCTCTTATTCAAATTCTTAGGCCAATCTTTCACGATTAGACAAATGAGCGGAATTAAAATCGCGATTGTCACCATTGAAACAATCGACATGTCTTGAAGCTCAAGGTTCATCTACCCCTCCATCTTTGGCGGCGCGATTGGGAGCATGGCGTGGGTTATTTTTCGGTCTATCCACAAGTTAAACTCGTCAACCCATCCCTTTTTATCACCAACATAACCAACGTCTGCGGCGTCTTGTAAATACTTGCAATCTACAAACCGCTGCCCATCGACGGTTAAATCAACGTACCTTCCTTGTTTCCATTCGTCAGGAATATCTTCAATCTTCACCCACCTTTCCGATTGGCTTTGCAGGCGGGTGATGGCGGCTTGAAGTGCATCAAGGGAGCCCTCATCATCAAACAACGCAACTAAAGGCATCAGGTGTTGAAACCGCTCAACCAGCTCATCATCCTCAACCATTTTCCCGAGGTTAGGAATATGGTCATCCTCAACGGATTGAGTGGGTGTGTTTTGGCGCAATATGTCTATCTGTCTAAACAGCCCATTAAATGCATTCCAAGCGCCAAGAGTAACGGTCATTGGTGACGATATGTTTTTGCCAGCTTTAACTGCTTTATACTCATCTCGCAAAACGTCGCATATGCCATGGCTAATATCCAAAGCTTCCGCAAGGTTACCTCCTGTTTCATCATCCTCAACCTTAGAGGCGGCGAAAGCGGCTAGCGGTTTGGCATCACCTAATTTGGCGCTGCGGATTTCATGCCGATTGCTAAATTGGAAATCGTTTATCGACTTTAGTCGCCTATCAATTCTCTCCTTAAACTCAATGAGCATATTTTCTGTTGTGTCCAGGTGGGCACTAAATTCTACCAGTCTATCAGCGGGTGTGGTCATGATTGGGCCTCGTTTTCTTTCCTAAGTGTCGTTTTGCGCGTTCAAAGCTTATGTTCGCGTGAAGTTTGGCGATATCGAGTGCTTCTAAAAATCGCGGGTGTGATTGCGAAATTCGGTGCATTGATACGCCTTCGAATGGGTGTTTGCCTGACATGATGTTTCCTTTTGTTGTGCCATGTCAGGCTATGTGATGCGGGTTAATTCGGGGTTAAAATCAGCGCTGTTTAATCCGCTTAATTTGAAATCTAATTGTGATTTTTTCATTGCTGCATTTGTCAATAAATGCCTCCAATCTATCACTGCTTTTCTCGAAACCTTTTTTCTTTACAGCAGATGCAAATCGCGGTGAAACTTCCTCAAGTCTCTCACCAACCCAATCCCACAATTTATCTGACAGGCGCGGGTCATCACCATTCTTCAGGCATTCTTTCAAACAGGTTGGCGCATCATATTCTATAGATGTTGACCATTGATAAACTGATTTTATGTCAATTTTGAATTCTGTCATGATGCTTCCTTTTCTTTCATGTGCCATTTGCGGATTGCTTCAGGCGTCAGGGATTTACAGATTGCATAGAGCTGACGGCATTGTTGAACGTCCATCATGCCGATGTGGCATTCATCGCGCGTCAGGTTCATGCAGGCCGCTAAATAGCGATATGTGCGCGTTCTGGCAGCTTTGTTGATGATATGAATGGCTTTGGCGTCTTTTTCACTGTCACGATAGCAAGCCATTTGGTGGGCGTTTTTCCACAGCGGATCAAACACACGATGACAGTGGCCACGCGCCGCACGAAGCTCTTTATCGGCAGGCCTTCCAAGCGGGCGTCGATAGTTGCCTTTTTTGGTGTTGTGACAGCCGCAATATGCGCCGCACTCACACCGCCAAAAGAACTTCGAATATAGGTCAGGGCGGTGCGGATAGATGTCTTCACCCGTCACAAGTTTGGTGTTGTGCGAACCGCATGACGCGCATTCAGGCGCTTTTATGTCAGCGTTTTTTGTCATTTATTTAACTCCAAAACACGCGGCTTTGACGCATTGTATTGTTTCCAAAACGCTTCACGCGCAATGTGAAGATTGGGTTCAGGTGCGCCCGCTGGAACACCATTCGCAAGCCAATCTTTGACCATATCAATGCGCTCTTGAGACATGCCCTTTTTGCCCGTTTCGCGCTGGTACATTCGGCGCTTACGAACCTTTCTTGTTCCTGAATAGCCAAGCATACGCGCGAACCTTGGGCGGTTATATCCAAGCGTTTCGCGGGCAAATTTAAGCCATTTACCGCGCGCAATTTTTTCGGCCTGTGTTGGTACGTCTTCAATATACATGGCGAGAAAGCTCTTGGTGACGCAGGTTTTGAAGGCGCTGAAATATCTTGTCGGGCTGTTGACCATAGGTTTCAACATAGACCTCGATGGCGGTTTCTAGGCGCCTAATTTCAGACTGAAGGGGGTTGCGGTGGTTGGGTGTTCTTACAGCCCTCGAAAGGTCCGTCCACAACCACCGCGCTTGTGCCTTACGCATGGCGATGCATAAAAGCGACAAGAAACGTTTATATAGAAGCGACACAGCTGGCAACCTAGATTGACGCTGAAGGCGATGGTAGGTCGCCCGGAAAGGTGTCGTCATCATCGGCGCTGTGATCTGGCCCCATACCATCAATCAAGGCTTGGTCAGCTTTCTTCGCGTCGGACAATAGGCGGTCAAGATGAAGCTGTTTCACATGACGGAAAGCTTCAATACTTTTGTCTTTGATCCGTTCCAGCGTCGTTCGCAAAACATCTGTTCCGCGATTTGCTGCTGCTTCAAGCTCTTTTAATTCATCTTCATATTGCGGGCCATTGTTTGACTGAATATCCAAAACAGCGACCTTGAACGGCTTTTTCACACCGCGCGTCACTGTGATTGGGACAGTCTTTTGACGGTCAATATGGCTTAAATGGCTAATGCGAAGACCGCCGACAGCTTGACCAGCCCATTTCACAGTGGGGTCATTGAACAGCGTCATGGACCGCCCGATATAGGCGCGCCCATCACGCCCCCAACATGCCAGCAAAATCTTTCGCATGGACAAATTCGGCTTATATGGCTTATTGTTGTCGCCTTCGAAATAGAGGCTGATTGGCTGTTCATTGCTTGACGTTTCCTTGATGTCTCGAATTGTGATTGTTCGAGGCCCGCCTAGCAAGTCTTCAGCGTTCATTTGGTCCGTCTTGCGAACGATGTGTTTGCTCATATCAACCATGTTTTAAACTCCGATGCTTTGTGAAAATGGGATGTATTCAGTCGCAGGAAATTGCGAAATGAACGCTTCATATTTGCCAATCTGGTCTTTCATGCGCGCTTCAACATCGGTCACGACATCAAGCATGGCCTCATGAATTTCAGGGATGACTTCAGCGCGAACTTTGACCATCGGCAAGCCCCGAGAATAAACGATATAATCACACCACTTGCGGCCTGTGACCAAAAGCCCCGCCTGAACCTGAAGAACGTCACCTTTTGGAACGCGGTTTTCAATCAAGTCCTCCATGACGTTGCGAACCTGAATAGCGTTTAGGCGCGATTTGACTTCAATCAATCCGTCATTTCCAACAAGCCCGTCAGGTGAATAGCCCAATGTGAAGCCGTGTTCATCATTGGTTACAAAACCGCATTCTTCAACGTTGTGATAGGTTTCGGAATATAATTCGCGGGCAAAAATTTCATCTTCTTTGCCTCGCTTCATATCCCAACTTTCAAAGTTTTCCTCAAGGTGCGGCGTCACGCGCTCACATAAGATTTGATAGAAGTGGGCGCGGGTTTTGTCGTTATTGGCGACCTTCAGCGTTGGTGTAAGAAGCTTTGAAAATGCGCTGGCCGTGACGATACCTTTGCGGGCTTTAAGCCAATCACCTGACCCCTGTTCGAATTCTGTGTGATATTTGATGGTCATTCCGGCTTCCTTACTTTCCATTCATGATTTCGCTGAAACCCGAACCGCTTATATCTTTGAAAGCTTGTTGTGTTTTCAACGACTGGCCCGTTTATGTTCGTCACATGTCCTTTGTGGCAAAAAGCCCTTTCAACTTTGATTGCAATTATGCCGTCAAACGCTTCAGCCTCAATAACAGACCCTTCAGGAACACCCATTGCATTTAAGACGGCCAATCCCGTTGCAATGTTTGCTTTTTTCTTCTGACGAAGCGTGTTCTGAAGCGCCATTTGAAGCCTGTGTTGACGGCGGGAAAGCTGCTTATACCTCTCCCGCGCCGCTATCACTTCAGCATCGTCGGCAAAATCTGAAAGTCTTGCATGGCTCATGGCGTCGGCTTCTCCAATTTCGCCCATTTTTCCATTGTGTCTAATGCCGCGCGCATGTTTTTAATGCTGATTAGCAGACCGTCACGATAGCCAACATTATAAACCCCAACAGCGCGCGCACTTTCCAACCGCAAAGCATTTGTCACAATGTCATGCGCTGTGTGACTGATTGTTGATGTGGCGGGATTTATGAGCGGATCTTCACCCGCCATGATTTTGGCAAATCCATCGTCGATATTGTCTTCAGCCATAATTCCTACCTTTCGAAGATCTTTTTGATAAGCCAAGCATCAAAGTGAACGCGCTTTGCGTGGCTCATGCGTTCGCGAACGTTCCGAACAGCGTCAATATGAAGGTCAAGATTATGCTTTGTTTTGTATCTTGCGGCTCTGTCTCTTCCCATATCCGCAATCTCAAGTGCTCGCCATTCGTCAATTTTAGCGTCAGGGGCGTCTTCATCTTTAATTACATCAAAAAGATCAGGTAGACGCCACTTGCCTTCAGTCGTTTCACCTAAAGGATATTTCGCGCCAAGATTTAAAATTGAAACGCCTTTTGATTTTCTAAAAATATGCTGGTGACCACCTTCTGAACAGATGAACACAACACCAATTTTACTGTTATTTAAGAGGCGCTTTCCAGCATACCAAACTTTATGCGTCTTTTTTATGTCTGATTTTTCGTCGGTCATCCTACTTCCCCTCGACATAAATTGGTGTTGCTGTGAAATGCCCAAGCCATGACTTTTGACGACCTTCAGTGAACCGAACAACACCTTCCGACGTGAATAGTCTCCACACGTCCCACCAGCCCGAAGCCTCTGAAATCATTCTTTCAAAGTCAGGGGCTTCGTGTTCCGTCGTCATTGTCAGCGCGAAATTGCGATATTGACCTTGTGAGTAAACGACACTTTCGCCGTCTATGATACAGCGCATCATTGTCTTGAAATCTTCAGTGGAACGGAACGAAAGCGGGCGGTCATCGGCGATGATTACGGTGCGCGGCGCAGCAGGGCGAAAACGTTCATATGATTTCATATGTTCGACGCCCTGATTGTAGCACTCGACAATTCGTTTGTGTGTTGGGTGGTTGGTCATTCTGCACCTACCAAAGAAAGGCGCACTTTTGACTTCACTCTTTCTTGCCCCGCGTTAAACTTGTTAACAAATTCATGCTTATCGGTCAGCGTCATCACATTGAAGTTTGAAAGCGTTTGCTCAACTAAAGTTTGGTCGAAATAATTAAGGGCGCGCTTTATGTCACCATTTACAAACCCAAAATAGTCTATTCCTCTAGGTATTTCATCTGTCATTTGTCTGCCTTTCGGTAAGCTGTAAGAACAATCTCTAAATACACCTATAAACGCACATGTCAACACAAAAAGTTTGACAATGTGGTTTTTGTGTGTATTCCGCTGACCTATAGAAAGGAAATCATTATGAAAACTACAAAACTTAAAGACGATGTTTGGGCGCTGGCAAAAGCTACAGCAGATCGCGAAGGCCGGTCATTGCAATCCCAAATCAATAGAGACTTGCGCGCGCTATATACTGAAGAAAAAAAAGCTGAAGTCACAGGCGCGCCCGTCTAATGGCTCGTTCAGATGATGAAAAAAAAGGATATGCCAAAGGGTATATTGCAGGCAAAAAAGACAAACCTGAACACATCGTCGCGCTTGAAGAACGAAATGAATATCTTCAGGAATTGCTTTTGGAGCGAAACCGAACCATTAGACGCATGGAAACTCAATTTCGAATTCTTGAAGAGAAAAAAGAAACAGACACCCAAAATCGGGCGTTTGGTGTTTTCGCGTTCATATGGCCGCTGTTGACCGATGGCGATACCATTAGAAAATTCGCTCAAATCAACCCTGATTTGGTTCATGAGTATAACCAATTGAAAAAATCACGGGCTAAAGATGCCGCGCAATAATTACCGCAATAAAGGCTTCAAACGCGGCAATAAATCCAACCTAATTCACAAGCGCTGCTATCGGTGCGAATGCGGCATGATTTACACCAAAAAACCCGCCCAATGTAAGGCGAAAGGGTGTGGAAGAATGGACTTCACGCACTTTCACAGCCTTGGTGAAGCGGGCCGCTATGCCTCTTTGTTGGCGCTGGAAAGAATGGGCAAAATATCAAATTTGCGGTGTCAAATCCGCATCCCACTTCACACGACAAACCCTGACGGATTGAAGAAAAAAATCGGACATTATGTAGCTGATTTTGAATATGTCCGCGACGGTGAACGGGTGATCGAAGACTTCAAAGGCCTAATGCTTGATTTGGCCGCTTGGAAACTTCGACACGTCAAAGCTGAATATGGCATTGACGTTAAATTAACCAAAGCATGATTTGAAAGGAAATATCATGGCAAACGACGACACTAAAAACAAAAATATCAACGAAAAGGCGCTCAAAGAAGAAATTCGTGCAGCGTTTAAAACCATCATATCAGTACGCGACGATAGGCAGCAGTTAAACGCTCAACTAGCTGAAGTTCGCGAAAAGATGGTTCAGCATGGCGTACCCAAGAAAGTATTCGCTCTAGCGCAGTCATATGCGCTTCTTGACGCTGACAATCGCGACCTGTTCACGACGTTCTTTGACACATTCCGGGAAGTTATTGACGCGGAATTTCAGCCGTCTTTATTCGGTCACGAAAGCAAATAAAGGATTTATGCGCTGTGTCACTCGACGCCTTCACCATCTATATGGACGATTACGACGGAGGAACACGCGGCTGGAAGGCTGCTGAACACGGCGCATATTTTCAGTTGATGAAAGAATTATATCGAAATTATGGCACCATTGACTTCGAGCCAAAGCGACTTCGCATGATTGCTGGACTACCTGACGCACGTGATTGGCGTAAAGTTTGGGCCAAGATCCAACACAAATTCGTCGTGAAAGGGAATATTCGAACCAATGATGACGGCGTAATTTTGGCCGGAGATTACATATTTTGCCCCGCCGTAGACAAGCGATTAAACCGCATCGGAGGCAAGGTAAAAGCAGAAACGACAAAAAAACGACAAAAAAACGACAAAAAAACGACAAAAAAACGACAGCCAAATTCCGAAAAACCCAATGAAATCAACGAACCGCCTCCTTCCTCGCGCGCGCGCGCGTCTTACCTAAGACTTAATACAGTTGATGATGCTAGGGGCGACACCGATTGGAAGGCCATTCTCGACGCCTGCCTCGACGCCGCTGACCCATGCTTAAACCAAGCTGCAAAACCGCTCATGAATTTTTCTAAAATTCGACACTGGATTGAAGCGGATATTCCTTGCGACCTTGAGCGTGATATAATCCCGACCATAAAGCGTTTGGCAATGCGCAACAAAAAGCGAGACGTAAGAAGCTGGAATTATTTTGAGCGAGCGGTGTTCCAAGCGAGAGACGAAAGAATACAAACAACATCAACGAAAGTTCACGAAAGTTCACAGGGAGAAAATGACCATGAACGCAATCACAACAACGGGTCAAAACAAGCAGGTGACGGAATATCGCCCAATGCCGAAGATTGGGAGAACTCCGTTAGTCGCGTTCTTGCTAACCGTGAAGCCCGCAGGCTATCCCGCGCAGATAGCGAAACATGAACTGTCTGAAGCCAAACGCTACCGTGACAAGCTGCCAGAGATGATTACGCTGGCCACACAAGCCGTTCAGGGGGCAGATGACGCACAGGTCATCAATGTGCTTTACCCGCTGCTGAAACGCTATCACCTGAAGCGTGAGGGCAAGCTGCTTGAAGACACGCTGCTTGATGAATGGATTGAAGACCTGAACCAGTGGCCCGCTGATTTGATTGCGCTGGCCTGTCAGAATTGGCGTCGAAACGATAGGCGGGGATTTGCACCGAGGGCTTCAGGGCAGCTCATGGCGTCAGTGTCGGACATCATGACGAACAGGCGGCGCATCCTGACAAGAGCGCAAGTCGTGCTTCAAATCCTTGAAGATGACGAAGCGAACCAGACCGCGCCTGAAGAGATGATTACAGGCGAACAGGCGGCAAAGCTTCAAAGAATAGTTGGGGGATCAGGCCGTATAGGTTATGAAATCCCTAAGCGTATGACGATCAGCAATGAGGCTGATCGTCAACGCGAACTAGACCGGCGCAAGGCCGAATTCCTTGCATCAATGAACCAGCCAGATTGAAAGGAAACATCATGGCAAAAACTCAAAAGATGATCAAAGTTCAGGTCACAGGCTTCGTGAAAGCGGCGTCAATGCTCGACATGGATGAATTCAAGCAGCAGCACAAAAAGCTTGAAACTATTAAGAACACCGCTAACGAACAGATGCAGTTCGTTGAAGTAAAACTGAAAGAGGTAAACAAGCTTGTTGACGATGACGGCGCTGCAATCCCATCGAACCCGGCACAGAACGGCGCTGGTGAAGAGGAATAGCGGGCGCGCAAATCATCAATTGGCGGTGTCTTTTGGCACCGTCTGCAACTGTCAACACAAGGGCTGAAATATGACGCGCGGCAAAGTAAAGTTTTTTAATGAGAGCAAGGGTTATGGATTTATCAGGCCTAAAGACGGCGACGAAGACGTGTTCGTTCACGCGACCGATCTTGAAAAAAATGACGTGGATTACGTCGAAAAAGGAGACCTTGTTGAATTCACGACACGTCACACAAGGCGCGGCGTTCAGGTCGATGAAATAAAATTGGCTTAGAAGAATAGACACTCCCAAGATTTCGGTCACCACTCACCCTACTGACCGAAACAACTGACGAATAGGAATAGAACAAATGAGTGTTGATAAAATATCTAAAGACATAAAAACTCTGGCCACCGAAAACGGCATGGACCTGCAAAAGTGTTGCGTTATGACAAACAGCAAAGGAGCCTTGCATATTGTTCAGAAAAACACAAAGCCCCGCGAAGTTATCACGGTTATAGCTAGCGAGGAGGAAAGCAAACTTATTATGTCGGAGTTGAGTTTGGTTGCCTGCTAAGAGCAAAAAACCCCGCCTTGATTGGCGGGTTTTTTTGTGGTTAAAGATAGGCCAACTTGTCCAATCACCGAGACAATGGCATATGAATTCGAAGCGTTTGTAAATCATCGGGAAGATAGACAGGGCGGTTTTTTTGAATGACCGACATTAAACCGCTTCAGCGCTGGCGAACGCGCAGGGGCGGTTTTTTTGTGGCCTAAATTCAGGTCTTCAGCGGCCATTTCGATTTTTTGATTGCCATTTTCGTTTTCACGCATTATCGGGCCAATCATGGCAAGACAAAAACTCACACTGACACAGGGCCAAGTCGTGACGCCCGCCGCACTGACAAACGCAGCTGATTGGAACATCGTAAGCGGCAATGTGAGGATTATCCCGGCAGAAAGCAGCGACACTGACAACGAGTGGCCAAGCGGTGACTTTGAAGGGATTATATTCAGGCACCAACAAGACGAAATGATGCCATCTGCCCCGAATGAACGCTTTCACGTTCGATGTGTCAGCGATACAGCCGTGATTGAAATTTACGAACAGGGCGCTTAATCATGCGCCGTCGGTTGCTTCGACCATCACTGGCCTTTGCTGAAGGCGGCGGTTCATCGTCCACAGTCATCACTGAAAACCCGTCCACAACGGTTGCTGAAGGCGTTATGGTTGACGCCGCCCCGCCTTGGGTTGGTTCGCTTGTCATGGCTAACGGCGAAACCGCAACAGCCGAAACAGGCGTTGATCTGACAACGGTTGACGAAATCAAAATTCATTTCACCCGAAATAATACCGCCGATGGGGAAGACACTTGGCCGTGTCCGGTACACATCGTTAAAGTCGAAGACATAGAGCTTGAAAAGACACAAGGCGCATTGTTGACGCACTTTGACAATCAGTTTTTAGGCATTGAAAACATGACACAGGCCATGCTTGAAGCTGGTGATATTCAATTCAACGCGCGATCAAACAACTCTTCTTTTGGTTATGAAGTTCACGAAATCGAGTTTCGGAAACGGATTGCAGGCACATCGCAGGCCATAGACGGCGTGAATGTTGTAGACGAAGGCAACGGATTTGTTCGCATGTGGGGAAATGCGTCAGGCGTCAACAGTGTCACCTTGCCTGTTGAAGTCGCTGACATTGCTGATTGTGAAGTTCACGTCACCACGCGAAGCCTTAATATTGACCGCCATATTCAGCCGAATATCGCAGCAAGCAACGGCACAACTTTGGTTCTTACGCGCATTAGCAGCACACAGGCTCAATTCGGTTGGTCAGTATATGGGCGAAAAGCATAGTTTTTGACTGTCCAAGGCTGACGCTCTTGACCACGCCCAAGCTTCAACCTACGTCAGGCCTGTAATCCGCTGAAATCTCAAACAGGAGGCGAAACCTTGGGCAAGCTCACAGAAAAACGGAAGCTTTTTTGCGAAGAATTGCTGATTGACGAAAACGGCACCCAAGCGGCAATTCGCGCAGGGTTTTCCGAAAAGACCGCCAAAGAACAAGCTTATAGGCTTTTGAATGACGAAGACGTTAAAGCCTATCTTGATGAATTGCGGCAAAAGAGGTCGAAGCGGCTTGGCGTCACACAAGATCGGGTTTTGTCTGAAATGGCCCGTATTGGCTTCAGTGACCCGCGCAAACTTTTAGACGATGACGGCAATCTTCTAAACCCGAAAGACTGGCCAGATGACGCAGCAGCAGCCGTGGCCAGCTTCGAAATGGGCAAGGGCAAAGACGGCAAGATGACGGTCACAAAGCTGAAGCTCTTGGACAAGCGAACCATCCTCGACAATCTTGCGCGTCATCTTGGGCTATATGACAAAGACCGCTTGCATGTTGAGGGCAATGTTGAAGTTCTGATTAAGAAATTCACCTATGAAGGCGACGATGCGGATTGAACTGCCCGGTAACAACTGGCAACCGCGACACTATCAGCGAAAGCTCTGGTCACACCTTCAGAACACGCCCAATTCACGCGCCATCGAAATCGCACACCGTCGATGGGGCAAAGATGACGTTGCGCTTCACAATGCCGCTATTCAGGCACATGAGCGCGTCGGTACATATTGGCACTGTCTGCCCGAATACTCACAAGCCCGAAAAGCCATCTGGAACGCTGTTGATTTTCACACTGGAAAACGCCGCATAGACATGGCCTTTCCGCCTGCATTGCGGGCCAACACCAACGAACAAGAAATGTTCATTCGTTTTAAGAACGGCTCGACATGGCAGGTTGTTGGATCTGACCGCTATAACAGCCTAGTTGGTGCGGGTGTTGGCGGTGTCGTGTTTTCTGAATGGGCGCTGTGTAATCCGTCAGCGTGGGGCTATATTCGCCCGATGGTAGAGGAAAATGACGGGTCAGCCCTGTTCATCACGACGCCGCGTGGACGCAATCACGCCAAGACCATGCTTGATATGGCGCTGAAGAATTCACATCGCTGGTTCGGTGAAGTGTCTGACATCGAAAGCACGAAGGCCCTGACACAAGCCCAACTTGACGAAAGCCTTGCCGAATATGTGTCGCTTTATGGCTATGATTTGGGCAATGCGCAGTTCGAACAAGAATACAAATGCAGCTTCAACGCGGCCATTCCGGGTGCTTACTATGCCCGCGAAATGCTCAACGTTCGCACTGAAGGCCGCATAAGCGATCAGGTTGTTGCTGTTTCTGACCACGGCGTTCACACAGTTTGGGATCTTGGCGTGACGAAAGGCGCATTGGCCATCTGGTTCTTTCAGGTGGTTGGCGCCCAAGTTTTCATTCTTGATGTCATGGTGACGGGCGACCTTGGCATTGACCAAACCAAGGAAGAGATTGACGCACGACGCGAAAAATATGGCTGGAAAGCAGGCTTTGACTTTGTGCCGCATGATGCCCGCGTTCGTGAAATCGGGGCCATCAAAGGTCGATCGAGGGTTGAGACTATGAAGGCCAACGGAATGCGCCCGCAGATTGTGCCGTCTCAAACGGTCGACGACGGAATGAACGCGGTCAGACAGACTTTGCCGTTCTGTGCATTCCACCCAAGATGTGAGGAAGTCGGTATTGCAGCGCTGGAACAATATCGCCGAGAATGGGACGACGACAAGAAAACATTCAGAAATAGACCCGTTGGTGACTGGTGTTCGCATCCCGCCGATGCATTCAGATACTTGGCATTGTCTTGGAAATTGGTTGAAAAAGCTGTGAAAATAATCGTAAAGGAAAAACCAAGCGGTACCGTCATCTTGCCGGGCGCGCCAAAACCATCGCTTTCAACAAGGATTAAGATATGAAGAGTGATGACAACAGCAATGATGAAGAACAGCCAAGCGGCACCGCTGCAAAGTGGATATACCGCCTGAAAGACGCGAAGATGTCTTGTAAGGATTATCAAGACCGCTGTGACAAAATCGTCAAACATTACGAAGCTGAAGGTGACAAGATGCACCGAGAGTTTCAAATCTTTTGGTCAAACATCGAAGTTTTAAAGCCCGCTGTTTATGCCCGACCGCCTGTGCCGGTTGTTGTGCCGCGGTTCAAAGACCTTCGTGAACTACCGCGGCAATCATCTGAAATCTTAGAGCGTACGCTAATCACAAACTATGAATTGCAAGACATGGATCACACCATGAAAATGGCGCGTGATGATTATTTGCTATTCGGTCGCGGCGTTGTTTGGCTTCGTTATGTGGCGTCAGGCGGCGAAACTGACGAAGGCGAGGGCGGCGCTGAAGGTGAAGACAGTCCAACGGTTTCAAGTGATGACGTGAAGATTGATTTCAGTGAAAGCGCTGTTGTCGAACAT